CCAGGTGACGGAGCCAATCTCCGTGCCATCGGCCTGCCCCAGGTTGTCCTGGGCGAACAGTCCGACATTCCTGGCGTTGCCAGGCGTGGTGGTCAACACGGTAAACTGAATCGAGCGGCCCGTATCGAACTTGAGCCGTTCCTTGTTCATAAGTCGGGGCAGGGCGGTATACCGCTGCAACACTGAAGTGAGGTCCGTGATTCGGCCCTTGCCGAGGTCAGGGAGCGACCCGTTCAGCATGTCAGCAATATCGCCTGCATGGATGTCAGTAGCCATAGGTGGTTTTCCTTACTAGCCGGTCAAAGCGCTGTCAAATCAGCAACGCTCTCGAAATCATCGTCTACTTCGTAGCCCGCGAGTGCCTTAAACACGGGGTGAGCGGTCATTTTCGCCACCGCAATCGCGCGCGTGCTTCGAGTGTCCTTGGTTGCGCGAGGTGTCGGGCGCGCACTAGTCGTTCGAGAACGGAGTTCCTTCGACAGGGCCTGTTTGGCCATTTTGGGTTGATGGTCTTTCAGTACAATCGCTGCGGAATGCGAAGCCAGTTCAGCAGGTGACAGCGCGGGCAACCCTCGGCCCTCTCGGGCAAAGGCTTTGTCCTGTTGTTCGTCCCACATCGCTACGCGCAACTTGTACGCGTCGCTTGATGCGTCCAGTGAACTGGTTGGTCCGACGCCGAGCATTTCGGCATACTCTTCGCCCAGGTCTTCTATTTCCTGGTCGAAGGCATTGACCGAATGCTGGAATGCGCTCTGAGCGCCGACCTCGGAGGCCTGCTCTCGCATTGAGACGTTTTCCGCTTTGAGCGCAGCGATCTCGGCCTGCTGTGAGTTGAACCGATTCGCGAGTTCGATCATCTCTGGAGCGACCTCCTCGGGATCAAACTCAAGAAGGGCGTCCCCGGCGGGAGTTTCTTCAGCAGGCGCTTCTTCTGTCGGCTGTGCCGCGGCTACGCGCCGCACAACACTATCGAGGACGCCCGCTTTCGCGTACGCCTCTGCTTCTGCCTGGGGGATGCCCAAGCGGCCCAAAGCCGCGACCTGGTCATAGGTCAACTCGACGGACTCGTCAACGTCGGGTTCGGATTCGGGTTCGTCCGCCACATCCTCGTCAGTTGTGGCAGGCTCATCGGCGCCGGAATTGTCCACGGCGTCGGGATTTTGTGTTTTCTCAAGCATTTCCTCAAGCGGGTCGGGCTCCCCCTCAACCTCACCAAGATCGAGCACATGCGCCGAATCATCTTCTGCGGCGCCAGTGTCCGCCGCTACCTCATCTTCGGAGGCCTGAGCATCGTCTACATTCGGTTCGTCTTCAGCCATGATTGTCCTCTTGCCGGCCATTATCCGGCGTTGTTGAACTCGCTATGGGACGGGGTCGCCAAACCCCGCCTGTCGATCAAACATGTTGCGTGCGTCGAGATGCCTTTTGCGGTGATCTCGACTCGTAAATATCGGTTGCCCAGATCGAGTGAACTCCGTAGGCACGCCGTGCGTTCGACAAAACTCAATCGCTTCTGGAATTTGCTTAGGGTTGATGGCGGCAGCTTCCGACTTAAGCGGCCAGTTGCCGGGCGGCGTGTCACCGGAGCTACTTTGCGTAGCCGCGAAGTCGTAATCGGCGTTCGTGCTCACGCCATCGACTTTTACAGGGATGGTCGAGGGGCGCTTGCTGCTAGGTCCATGCCAATCGTGTTCGCTTCCGTCGGAAGCTTTGTAGGTGTAAACGGGCATTCGTCACCTCGCCAGTACATGGGCCAAGAGGGCGCCGGCCGCTCCACTCAGCAAGTTGGTGAAACTGGTCAGCAAGATCAACCAGAACTTCATGTCTTTGACCTCTTGTTTGACCGAGGCGACTTCAACGCACACGGCCGTGTGATGTTTGCAGTTTTGATCTATAGGGGGCATGAACTATCCAGTCCCTGAAGGGGCCAAGGAGGCTGCTTGGGAGCCCTGGGCCTTGCCGCCAGCCAACGCTTGCAGCGTCGCCGAATCGCGACCCTGTTGATCGCCCCCGGGCACGCTTCTACGGATGTTCGTTCGCGTTGTATTTGCGGCCTGGCGGAGCGGCTGCACGGGTTGATTCTGAGCTTCCTCGACGGGGTTGTCGAACTTCACGTATCGCGCCATGCCAGGCAAGTCGGTCAGTTTGGCGTAGTCTTTCAGAATTGCTTCTATGTCAAGCTGGCCTCCCTGCGCCTGGATTACCGGCATGGCCTGGATAGCCATCCCTACGACCTTGTCCATCGCTGCAATCTGTGAGGCAGGAGTAGCTGCCTGAAGCGAATACGGGTCAATGGTGAAGTTGTAGTCCAGGAAATCGCCCTCTCGCTGCTCTTTCGTGAACCGCACATTCAACTCGATGTCTGTGCCTTCGATCCGCTTCACCAGTGGGATGTCGATTAGAGGATCAGTCCACAAGTACCACGCCAAGTCCTTTACGATTCTCTGGGTGAACAGGCGCATGCGATCCTGCATCTCCTGGAGCCGCTGGCTAGACTGCTGCAACAGCATTTGATCTTGCCCGACCGTGTCGCTCGACGTGCCCAGCCCTCCCATAGCGCTGAGGTTGCCAGCGAACTTGTCAAACTGATCCATCGTCTGGTTCGTGAACAGCAAGTTGGTCGGGTCTGGGCCAGGCGTTGATATGGATTGCATTTGGCTAGGCCCCTTCGCCAAGTATTGCCCATTGGCGGCTTTCCGGAACGCATCTGCGTATTCTGCGTCCGCTTGCTCATAGCCGTGTACGGTCTTTTGGTCCCTTGCTTGATCCGACAGCTTCTTCCACAATGTGTTCGCCAACTCGTGAAGGTCCGACCACATCGCTCTCGGCGGCAACCCGATGATCTGGCCGGGAACATCGGCAAATCGAAGCATGTGGAACGGCCCGCCCTCCGGCCCTTGCCACTTCTCAGAGCGCATCAGCTTTTCTGAGCCTCGATCCCCCCTGTTTTCAACGGGAAACGTAACAAAGGTGTTTTCCTCGGGCAGATAGATGTCCCACAGGTCGATGTATTCGCGGTATGGCTCCTCCTGGGTTTGACCTTCTCCGCGCGATATCGTTTCCGCCTTCACCGTGCCCTGTTCATCATACGTGGATTCCTGGGTCGCCGTGAGCCCTTTCTTGTTCTCGAATACCTTCGTATCCATCACGAACTCGAATGGGAGGCGGTACTTGTGCCCCATGTACGCCATCTGTTCCCACCTCTTAGCTGTCATGTCCATAACCCAATCGTCTTCGTCGATGGCATCTGCGAACGGTTGGCCGATCTCATGCCACACGCCAGCGAACTTCACCGCCTCTGTCGCCGAGATGCCAACCTTGACCACGCTGATGCCAAAAATGCCATTCAAGGCCGCGTCCTGCATGGTCTGCACAAAGTTGATCTCAGTCAGCAAGTGGTCGATGGCCAACTCCAACGTATCGGCTTGCGACTTCAACCTTGGATGTGGAGTGCGTACCAGCGCCCGCGGCTGCTTGCCTACCAGTTTTCGCCGATAGACGTTGGTGGCCAATTCGATAAGATTCACCGCCTGCTTCGTCCCGGGCCCACCCTCTTTGGGGCCGTAATGAGGCCCGACATACAGCTTGAGAGCCTCCACGCGATGGTTGCGATACGGGTCTAACTTCTCCCGGTCGCTGGCGATGGTATCGCGTAGCCTTTTCAGCCACTCGGGCGACAGGAGCGTCGGCTCTTTCCGATCTTCGCTATGTTGGTTGTTATGAGGCATTTGCCTTCGTTCCAAACTTGCGGAACAGGGTGTTGGCTTCGTCGATCAATGCTATACCACTTCGAACAGGGTCGGATTGCGTGAGGGCCGGCTTCACGAAGTCGTCGAGAATGGTCCTAGCGACCTGGCCATCCGTTTCAAGGCCGGCGATCATCAGCTTGCCGCTCTTCTGCGTGGCCACGTTCAAACCCTCTGAGACGGCCTCTAAGACGTGTTCGGCCACCTCGGCACGTTGAGACTCGGCCTTCAAGCCCCGGACGGCCCTGACGGCCTTGACGATGGCTGCAATGGCGGATGCGATGGCTGTTATCGTGATGATGTCCATCGGTGTCTCCAGAACGAAAAGAAGGGCCGACGCAGTGAATAGCGGCCACCGCATTGGCCCTTCAGGGTTGCCACAAAAAAAACGGCTTGCAAGGTCGCAGCCCTGCGAGGCCGTTCATGGTGTGGCGTGCGTAGCCAGTAGCTAACCGGCAAACGCGGATTCAGTTGTAAAGTGCGGCCACTGCCGCCAGATTCGCCTGGGCCTTCAGTCGGACCGAAGTCCTACGCCGCCGCATTCCAGCAACTGACTGAAGTATTTCTCAGCACACGATGGCGTGAGCCCAACAGTGGCCTTTTTTGCTGTCTTTCCAGCAGTCAAGTCCTGTTTTCATCCATATCTTCATGTCGGCTGACTTACAGGTGGCCGTCGCCAGGAATGCGCTCTCACATGCGCCTCCATGTTCCTTGGATTCTTGAGTTCACGGACTAGGAAAGGGTTAGTCATCACAGCCACCCGCTTTCAGTCGTCTTGACAGCGTCTTTCCTGCGCTTTCGCCGACCAGCGATGCTGTTGATCGGGACGATATGCACAGGCGGCTTCGCTTTCTCTTCCGTTACAGCCTTCGCCATGACGTGCCAGAGCAACGCCGTCGCCATGACGCGGTCGCCGTGGTTTGCCCTGGCGCTAGACGGATCGGCTTCGATCATAGCCGTAGTGCCAACACCGCCGTTTTCCATGTACTCGTATTCCATTGCCTCGCGTACTGCCCAATAACTGCGCTCGAAAAAATCACTGCGATTGTACGCGGTCCGCAAGGCCCCGAATACTGCGAGCTTTGCGTCACGATTTGAAGACCAACCAGGGCTATCCGTAACTTTTCGTCGATAGCGCGTTTCATCAGTCTTGCGATAGACCTTCGTGTATCCAAGCCGCATGACTTCCTTGGTGAACTGGACTCCAGGGCCATTCACCTCCCAGATCAACTTGGCTCCGTTGAACCACTGAGCAATTGCAATCGCATACTGAGCAAAAAGGTCAGGATTGACAAGGACTACAGTCAGTTCGGCAACCTTCTCGCCTGTGAGCATGTCACCAACCGCACAAACCGAATTCGACGCATCGCTTCCAGCCGAGACATCACAGCCCGCGCCATAGTTGCGTTCAAGCCGCGGGTTGCCCTTGCCGTCGAGCGGCGCCCAGACCTCAAGTCTACCATCTGGGTCCTCGGTGAAACCGTGGACAACAATGCGATCAATCCCGTCTTCGTCGGGAGTCACCTCAAACTTTAGTTCGCCCTTCAAGCGAGGAGGCTTGACGACTTCGGTCTCGATGCGCTCCAGATGGTCCAAGTCAAAGAACGGATCACCAGACGCATGGGCGTTGATGTCCAGTTGCTGCGCAATCTCTTTCCTTGAACCCGACCTGTCGCACGCATTGTCGTAGAAGGGCGACCGCAGTTGGTTGTCAAGGACGAACTCGTAATCAGGTGGGAATTCGTATTCCCGGTCCATGATGTGCAACACGCCGTCGATTGAACCGTAAAGCCCTCTGTTCTTCAGCGGATGCAGGGGCCAATGCCACTCCTCTGTTTCCGTCTTTCCCTTGAGGTCGATGCGATTGAACGCCGTGCCAACTCCCTCGGGCGTGCTGTTGAAAAGTCGACAGTTGGTATTCTGCTCTGTCGCCCCGAGCATGGCAAAACCCATCTTTCCGATAGCGGCAAACTCATCGAGGAAAATCGCTGTGCGGCGCCCGCCACGGCCCACATTTGCCGTCGTGGCCGCGCCAGTTATAGTGCCGCCAAGCTCAAGGTTGACTATGTTGAGCCTGACCCGTCTCCTGTCCGGAACCAGCCATCCCGGCTGGTTTTTATACATGAAGTCCAACTTCCACATCAGGGTGTCCGGGTCACTCCTATCGTCTACCATCTCCTCAGTTCGACTCACCAGCATGAACGACAAGTTGCGCCTGAATTGCCACGCCCATTGCAATGCCCATAGACACTCCCACGATGCGCCCATATCCCTCGATTTCCGAATCAAAAGGTCGTGAGACGGCTGATTATCCAACAGCCCGATTGCCCCGAGAATCTTCAGTAAGCCGCGGTCTTGATAATCATAGGTGATGAATGGCTCAAGCGGCTTCGATAGGTCGCGCGGGTCAAACGCCCACATGAACGTGTTGGCCCAGAACAGTGGATCTCTGGCACACATCATCCATAGTTCGCTTGCAGCCCTCGGAGAACTGCTGCCGTGCCGAATGACGTCAAGTCGAAACTTGAGATTCTTCTTCAGCGGCTTCGGCACTAGGTCGTAGTACGGAAACGTCGCTTGGAGTTTCGTCTTCTCCAGGCGCGCTTCGGACAGACCATGCAGCGAACTCATCGGGTGAAGCGATGTCGCGGATAAGGTTGA